AAAGAAAATTTGAAAATTTTATAAAGAAACTGAACTTTTAAAATCAGTCCCAGCTGGCTGGGTGAACACACGGTGTGCTGCAGCATCGCGTGAAGTCAGAAGTAAGATTAAAGAAAGGCAAAACTTTACTTTTACCAAACATCAAATCGATAGGGTAAAGAACTTTCTTCCTATTCGTATTTTCAGAACGATGGCCGATCTTTGTTATTCGAAAGGCCTACTCAACGAAGCTGATTTAGTATCAGCTGTATCAAAAGTAAACTCAGAACAGAATTTAAACGAAACATTTAAAAGCGCGCTTTCTAATCTTCAAGATAAAGAAAGCTTCAAACTTGAGCCCCAGGCTACTGCGTTATCGCTTAGACAAGTTTGGAAGTCTGTCTTTCCTCACGGTCAGCCAGTGTTCAATCCGGTCTCGGACTACTCGGCCCTGCTGAGTGCGTTGAACCTCACAGCTGGTAGTGGTTACCCGCTGTACGTGAAGAAGAACAAGCTAAAGGAGGAGATAGCCACACAGTTTCGCTTGCTGCAAAGTGGAGAATGAAAAGGTCAGGAAACCTTGTTTACTATCTTCACTCGCCTTCATGCTAAGACAAGAGACGAGATAAAATGTCGTCTTTTCTTCGCTCCTTCTCATACCTTGACTATTGTCGAAACATGATTGGGAGCCTCACTGTCTGAATTCCTTTGTGCCCAGCACGAGAGTACACTGTACGTAGGTAAGACGCAGAGAGATATTAGCAAGCTTGTTCAACAATTCAAGCCATACTACGTTTATTCCTTTGATTATTCTAGTTTTGATCAGAGGTTACCACTTAGCGTCCTACGCCTTGTTTCTACAAGTATGGAGGTTTTGTTTCCACCTCGAGTGGTGAAATATTGACGTTATGTATGTGATCAGCTCATCTTTGGTAGGTATTGGCACCCTACCACTGGAGTTATTGTTAGACAGAGAGGCCTTCCTTCTGGATCGTATTTTACTAACATAATTGGCGGTCTTTGTAACTGCTTTATTTTATGGTACGCTATTTTCAGAACGAAACAAGCTTCCGCGATCCATAGAATTATCGTGCATGGTGATGACAGCATCGTCGCTACGACACGTCCCTTGGACGTTAGTATGCTAACAGCCGAGATAGCGAAACTTGGCATGATTATTAAGCATGATGAAGAAGGATCTTCTGTTCCTGGTGTTGATAAGGTACACTTTCTGGGATCTTTGTGAAAGGACGGTTTACCTTATCGTGATTGACAAGTCCTGTTGACTACTTGTGCTACACTTCGAGCCAAGCTCGAACCTATTGGGAGTATGAAGGACCTGATTGAAGCGAGGGTTTATAGTATTTGCGGATACACTGCCGATCTTACCACCCTGTGGAGTCGCCTAGCGCTGCGATCGTATGTTGGACGCAAAATATTTGTTTTCTCGAATCAGTTGGATTGAGAGCGATCACTACAGGCTCGTAGGACCGGAGAAATCGGTAGTTGAGTTACCGGTTCTGCCGAGCCATGATTCGAAAGATAGCTTCTAGAGCTATCTTTCGAATTTAAATGACTGTTTGGTGTCTATTGGGCAAGCTCGAACCTATTGGGAGTATGAAG